CGATTCTCCATATTTTGGCCGGGTTAGGAATTTTGGGATTTCGCTGGCCGTTTCGTCATCCCATGAAAAACATTATACAGGGTTTAATTCATTTTTGCAAGTATTTTTTTTTTTTTTTTTTTTTTTTGTTATCTTATGAAAAACATTATATAGGATTTAATTCATTTTTGCAAGTTTTTCTTTGAAATATTTAGCTTTTTTTCCACAACCAAAAAATAAAGCGTTTCTTTCAGCCATGCAGTATTCAGCATCCTGTTCAATCTTAATCTTTTCGCCAGAAACAGGGCTGATATAATAAGTAGGTTCCTTTAGTTTTCTGGTGCAGTAACCAGCATTAAAAAACTGGCAATCTTTGCAAAGTTTCATTTTGTCAATTCCTTTTTAGTCTTAATCAACAAATTCATGGCTTCCTTTTCAGGCATATAAAGCGCCAGCATATTAAACGAAGCGGAAAAGCTAAACTCCATAGCCTTAAACATGGCAAGAATATATGAAACCTTTGCATTGTTATTGCTATTTACTGTTTCCATTTTTAACCCCTTATTTGTTTACCTGATAAGCTTATTATACATGAAATCACAAAAAAGTGTACGATTATTTTTATGGCGTTATAAATAAAATTAGTGCAAAAAGCGCTTGACAATTTTTTGACGGCATGGTAAAATTGGCGCGGCCAAGTCATTGATTTTAATAGCTTTTTTATTTTCCTTTATAATCAATGGCTTGCGAAAAATTAAGGGTAAAACAAAACCCGGATTTACCGGGTTTTGTCAAGGGTTTTTATTTTGCAACGAATGCATCTTTTAGTTGACATTCTCGCCAATTATAAGGCCGCATTTTTTTACGCCAATTTTTACTTTTCAAAACATTAACCAAAATATGCCGCTCAAAATCTTTGCAATCTGCTAACGCTGTGTGCTGTTCTTCAGCCTTTATGCCAGTAACATAATGGCTCATTACTTCAGCATTGGTTTGATAAGTGGCATTCCCTAAATCAGTAACATTATTAAAATAATGGTTATCAAGTACGAATTGGCGATATTTTTTAGTTTGACCATGCAGGCCGTATGCTATCTGCCACAAACAAAGATATTCATTAAACCGGCTGAAATCAATCCCTGATTTCTGCAATTTATCTTTATCAAAAGCGGCATTATAGGATACGGCTATAACTTCGGGATATTTTGCTATAACGCGATCAAGCCAGCGATTAACGCCCTGAACCGATGATATCATAATCGAACCATTTTCCAGCATATTAGCATATTTTTGCTGGCGTAGTTTCAGATTCCAAAGCGTGCTTTGGTTATCATGAAATAATGGCTCATTAGCAAAATCCTTAAGAATAACTGAACATTCCGATTCGATAGTGCCATGCCGATCACACAAAACTGCACCAAAATCGTAAACGTGATCCTGCATTGTGGTTTCTGTGTCAATTATCAAAAACATCTGTTTTTTTGCCATTTTCTTTTTTCCTATTTTACCGTTTTGCAATATGCTGGTACGGACAATCAACCATGAAGCGCTTATTATACAGCATTTTTAATAAAAAATGCAAATTTTAATGGCCTTGTTTGGAAGGAATATAAACCCCTTTAATATTAAACTTATCGCAAACAGCCTTTAGGTAACTGGTATTATCCTCAAAAAATACGGCATTATTGCAGGCTGTTCTAAAATTTTTAAGATTAAAAAATTTTTGCAGACCTTTAATTTTCAGAGTAGCACCAGATTGGCTATCGCCTTCCTTTCTGCTGATAAAGTAGTCTGGCTTACCTAGTTTTTCATTAACAAATTTCCAGTCCTGCTCGCCCATTACTCTAGCAGTCGCAATTATAACGTAAGTTTCGTTATCTGCCAAATCCGCTTTATATTGTTCTGCTAATGGCAGCAATGAATCGTTAAAAGCTTTATGGCTGTTATTGCGCCAATAGTCTAAATCAATAACTTCCTTACCATTTTTTTCTATCGTCTTATAACGATGCAAGCTACAAACTATCGTACCATCCATATCATATATTGCCAATTTTTTAATCATTTCCATTTCCTTGTTTACCTAGTGAAAATAATTATATATGAACAAATAAAAAATGCAAGATAATTTTTATATTTTCTAGGCTAAATATATTTTTATATTTTTACAGGAAACGCTTGACACGTACAATTTTACATGGTAAAATTGGCGCGCCCAAATGATAATCATTCTCATTTGGGTTTTGTCAGTGTATTATGCTGGATTTACAACAAAGACAATCTTGTCCGGAATCCGTGAAGGATATTCATTAGAAAAAGTTAAGTATTTAATTTTAGGATTAGATACAAGCAATTCTGGGCTGTAAGCAGGGAAATATTTATAATTCAAATATTCTAACGCTTTCCTAATAATTGCCTTTTCGTCAAAATATGCGCCAAATTCATTTTTTGGAATTTGGCTGATATCCTCATATAACTCCATGATATCTATAGTAAGTTTCATTTTCTCATTCTCCAATCATAATATACTGAAATCAACAAGAGGATTAAAATACCCATTAAATCATATGCTTTTACTTCCATAAAAGCATAGAAAAGTAGGGAAAGAAGCATCGCAACAGCGTATTTTAGCATAACCCGGCCTTTTTCCTTTGATTCAGCGTTATAAGTGGGTGGTATACATCAGGGGACAATCCCATTTTAACCATTGTTTCCTTCCAATGCTTCCCATGTTTAGCATCCCCCGTCAAACGATATGCAATATGGTGGCATAATTCATGCGGAATAATAACCTTGTAAAAATATTCCTCATTGTGTGCCATTAGATATACGCTTAAATCTATTTTATTAGAATCAAGCCATGCCCGGCCAGCAGTGGACGTTAGGCGGTTATTCATAACAATAATCGGCATTTTTCCTATTTTATCCCCAAAAATGCAAATTGCATAATTCCACCATCCCGTGGCGTTCCTTTGTGCTTTAGCTAACATAATTTACAATCCCCCACAAATTAACGCAAGAAAAAAATCCCCATTGCACAATTCCGGCCTTATCTCGCACGTCAACAGAAGCATAAAGCCATGCAACAGAACCAGTTAAAAATGCAATATAGCCGTAAACTTGCAAGCCAGAATTGGCAGCAACCAGAACCGAGCCGACAATTCCTGCAATAGTACCAATCCATTTGAACATTTTAATTTATCCTTAGTTGATGGAATAATTATCCTATATTAAAAATAGTTTGCATATAACCCTGATGGGGTATTGACAAGTTACGGATTATGGAGTAAAATTGGCGCGGCCAAGCCATTGAAAACAATGGCTTTTTATTATCAAGGGTTAGTCTACATTATACCCGATGCTTTCAAAATACTTCACCCAGTTATGAAAACTTAAGCCATGACCTACTTCTTCCTTATTTTCTAGCTGCCAAGCGTGGATCAATTCATGCAAAATTGTTTCCTCAATTGCTTTAGCTGTCATATTAAGAACAGTGGAAATTTTAATATTATGATATTCCTTCATATCCTTGCCTAGTTTGGATTCATAGTATCCAAAGGTCTTATTTGATGAGCTTGGCTTAACTTTAATCCTATATTGTAGATTGAAGCCATAATACGTATTAAATGCGTTAGCTTTTTCCTCAAGGTACGCTTTAATTAACTTTTTCATGATTAAAATCCTTTCCATTGAACATAACGCAATGTTACCATAAGCAGTGTAAAAAGTACAGCAAGAGGCAAAGAAGCGGCAGAAATTAATGCCATAATCATGCCCAAGGTAATGCCTTTTAATAGTGCGCCCATTTTGTTAGCTCCATTCATTGTGTTATTTGATGATTCATTATTGCATAGTGAGCACAATTTTGCAACATATTTATTTATATTTATTTTTGATTTACCTATTGACACCGACAGTTTTACATGGTAAAATTGGCGCCGCCAGATGCTAATGATTCTCATTCGCTATACAGTAGAACATCAAGCTGGCATGATCTTTGCTTATCATGCCAGCTTGATGTTCATTCAGCTTTAATGGCTTTCAGAAGTTTAGCAAGTACAGTCCTATTTGCTTTAGACAAGGAAGCGCATTCTGCTTCAGTAGCGCAGACCAGAAACCCGACCTGATAAGCCAGATCATCCTTTTTAACAGTAGCCTTATCAGACTGTGCATTTTTGACCTTGGCTTTGTAACAGCCTTCCCTGCTAAGTTTAGCAACAACAGACCTAACGCTCTTACCCATGCGCTTCGCCAGTACCTCCACAGTGACGCCCTCGTTAGTATATGCCTCAATCATTGCGGCAGTTTGTTCAGCAGTATAGTTTACTTGTTTAGTGGTTGCCATTTTTTGATTCTCCTTAGTTTTTACTGCATTGAAAGATTATATTATATTAGAGTTAAGCATAGCTGTCAAGGATTATTTTACTAATATTATATTTATTTTTTATTTGTTATCTATTGCATTCTACTGTATAGTATGATATACTAGGGCAGGGCGGTTATTAGACTCGCTATTTTTCAACCGCTCGCCGACCCACCCACACGTAAAACTTTATAAGGCCCCATCAAAAGTCAATTAGGCGATAATTGCGATAATTGCGATAATTGCGATAATTGCGATAATTGCGATAATTGCGATAAGCATAAAAAATTTTTAACTTGACATAACTTCCTTAAGCTGTTATAATATCTATATTATCATAATTATAATATAACATGAGCCTACCTATTACTCCACCTGCACAAGCAGTACAAATCTCTCCAGAAGCATTGGAAGTAGCTAATCTCTATTTACAATGCCAAAATATGCAAACTGTATCGCTAGAATTAGATATACCAATAGAGGAAGTATCTGCAATACTATCGCGCCGAGAGGTAAGAGCCTATATTGACCAAGTATTCCAAGATGTTGGGTTTAATAATAGATTTAGGATGAGAGGTGTAATGGATACTCTAATCCAAAAGAAACTTAAAGAGTTAGACGAAGCCGATATAGGATCATCAAAAGATATTGCAGATCTATTAGCCCTTAGTCATAAAATGACTATGGAAGTCTTAGATAGAGAGATTAAATTAGAGACAGCAAGGGCTAATAATACAAAAGTCCAAACTCAAGTTAATATGCAAGTTAATGATTTTGGGGATGGCAGTAAGTACGGAGACCTTATTAATAAATTGTTATCAGAAGGTAAATGAATGTTAGACGTTATTACGCACGAATATAATAAATCTGTAGCGTATCTTAACAAGGGTAACTATAAGAAAGCTCTTGCAATACTTAAAAAGTGTCTTAGCCAGGTAGAATTTAAGGAAGCGTATCTAAATATTGGAAACTGTTATAGGATGCTAGGTCAGGATACTAAAATGATCGAATCCTATAAAAAAGCCTGCTCACCTAAAATAACTTTTCTTGATGGTCATACTGTAGAGGAGTACCCAGCTGGTCTAAATAATCTAGGTCTTGCCTACTATATGTGTGGATATGATGATCTAGCTATTGAGTGCTACGAGAGAGCAATGGCTGTGGAGCCTAAATTCTGGGACGCTTGGTGGAATTGCAGTACAGCAGTATTACGTAAAGCCTCTTCGGGACAACTTGAGTTATTCCCGAGAGGATGGATGATGTATGATGCTAGGTTCCTAAAAACACCACCCATTAAAATGAAGAATACTAAAGCTTCTCTAGTTTATTGGGATAGAGTATCTTCAGGTACAGCAATAATTGTCTTAGCAGAACAAGGTATTGGTGATGCTATTATGTGGGGCCGCTACTTACCCCTATTGGCGGAAAAGTTCTCCGAAGTATATGTACAGTGTGATGCAGAGTTAGAACCCGTATTTTCCGACTATAAATGTGTTAGAGATGCATCTGAGTGCCCAGCTGAATTAGCTATTCCAATGTGCACGCTTTCTAGGTGTTTTGATACTATTCCTTCTGGAGATTGGTTACGTGATAAATTTTCTGCATTTGATTTTGGCACCTCTGAGAGGCTTAATGTGGGTATTGTACATCGTGGTTCAGCTACTCATGCTAATGATCGTAATAGGAGTGTTCCTATACACCGTTTTCATTTCCTTAGTAAGTATGTTAATCTTTACAGTCTTGTACCGGGGTTTAATACTACTAAACATGTTACTGGGTTGGATATCCACTCATGGGAAGATACGGCAAAATACATTAATGGACTCGATCTTGTCATCTCTGTCGATACGTCGGTAGCTCATATGGCGGGATCTCTTGGAGCCAAAACATGGCTCCTACAACCATTAAAAGAAACAGATTTTAGATGGGGTAATAACGTTTCTTCTAGCGTATGGTATGACTCTATACAAATTTTTAATAATCCCAACTCTTGGGAGCATGTATTCTCCCAAGTAGAGGATGCAATAAAGTCGGAGTTATATTTATAGTATGTTACTTATTAGTCGTCCAGACATAGAATCAGAGTATATTCAGGAGTTTGATGTATCTGAGCGTTTCATCAAGCTCCCTGTAGCAAAGTATTTAGAATTATTACCTACTAAGGTTGATGGTAGGTCTAGTAATGTATTGGAAGAGATAAATAGACCTCAAATTGCATTAATCAACGCAATCAACTCACCCAAATATAGATTTGTATGTGCTGCACTAGCACGACGACTAGGTAAAACCTATATTGCTAATATTATTGCACAACTTGTAGTATTAGTACCTGGTTGCAATGTACTAATTATGTCTCCAAACTACTCACTTAGTTCTATTAGTTTCGAGTTACAGCGTAAGTTAATGGGAACTTTTGATCTTGAAATAGCTCGTGATAACTTGAAGGATAAGATTATTGAACTATCTAATGGATCAACCGTTAGAATGGGTTCTATTAATCAAGTAGATTCATCAGTTGGTAGGTCATACACTCTAATTCTATTTGACGAAGCAGCTCTATCACGAGATGGTGAAGCGGCTTTTAACGTTAGCTTACGACCAACTCTAGACCTGCCCAATAGTAAAGCTATATTTATTTCAACACCTCGTGGTAAGAAGAACTGGTTTAGCCGCTTCTACGCCAGAGGATTTAGTTCAGAGTTTCCTGAGTGGGCTTCAATTACAGCTGACTATACCGAGAATAGTCGTATGAGCGAGAAGGATGTTCAAGAAGCTCGTATGTCTATGACGCCAGCCGAATTTGAGCAAGAGTATCTCGCCTCATTTAATACCTATGAGGGACAGATATACACTCTTAGCGAAGAAAACATTGTTGATGAACTACCAGAGGGCAAATATGAGTACTTTGGGGGAATTGACCCCGGCTACAAAGACCCAACTGCAGTAGTAATCATAGCCTATGATATAGAGAATAACATATACTATATTATTGAAGATTATTTAGAGGCACAGAAAACCACTGCACAACACGCTGAACATATTAGAGAGATGCTATCTAGGAATGATGTAGAAGTGCTATTTATTGACTCAGCAGCTGCGCAATTTGCAGGCGACCTAGCGTATAGCTATGACATTGCTACAATTAAAGCTAAGAAGGCAGTGCTTGAAGGAATCGCATACGTTCAGACCTTAGTACAGAGAGATCAATTAAAAGTATTAAGAAGTTGCAACCATGTATTAGATGCTATGGATCAGTATCAGTGGGACCCTAACGAAAACTTAACAAAAGAAAAACCTGCTCACAATGAAGCATCCCACATAGCAGATGCTATTAGGTACGCTTTATACTCCTTTACTCTATAAGAAAAACATAAAATGAACTCTGGAATCTATAAACTAACATTTAAAAGTGGCAAGTACTATATTGGCAAAAGTAATAATATAGATCGTAGGTGGAAAGAACACCACGATAAATTTAATCGTGGGAAAGCTGCTACTCGTATGCAGCAAGAGTTTAATAGGTATGGTATGCCTAAAGGAGAGGTTTTACTATATTGCCACGAAGATCATATAGATATTATGGAAGCTTTGTACATTCATAGTAATTGGGGACCAAATATACTAAATAGTACCCACCCTATTACAGTTAGCCAGAGTGATTATAATGCTTTAGTTAAACACCCAGAGCTACTAAACTATAGTACTGCCTCACACTGTCTAACCATTTATAATAATGCAATAGAGATACGCGATTTAAAGAAAGAATTAGAAAATACTAATAGAGAGTATAAGAGAAAAATAGCAAATATAGTGCCAGGCACAGCATTACAAGAATCTGAAGATCTAGTATCAGAACTTGAATCAGAAGTACTAGATCTAAAGAGAGAGTTACGTAAACTTAAATCACGTAACTGGTTTGAACGTCTTTTTAACTTATAGGAAAAATATATGGCATGTAGACCAAAACCAGATAAGAATCCAACTCCTAAGCCTAAGAAGTAAATGAAAACCGCTAACTATTAATAGTTAGCGGTTTTTTATTTTAATACCCAAACATCATTACCACAGTCAAATACTCTATAGTATCCAGCCTCTTTCATTATCTCTACTTCAGTCATCTCCTCCTTATATACCTCAGGAAATAGTTCCTTTAATTTATGTTTTTGACACTGATACCTAGACAAGGATTTAAGTCCTCTATAGTACCTATAGTTAGGAGCAGAAGTGTGTAGGTACTCAAATCCTAGTTTTTTATATAGGGCCCCAGTACTCCAGCGCCTATCACTATAGCTAATAATAGATCCTTTATGCCCCTTAATAAAGTACTTTAGTAGCTTAGAAGCCCCACCTACTACAGTTATATCTAGTAAAGAACAATAACGAACTAATTCATAGTCGTACCCTTTAGTAAACTTGGGAGTACTAAAGGTCATGACTGCAACTAATTCATCATAGTAAAATAGTCCCAAATTTATAGAAGAGGGAGAGCCAGCACCCTGTATATGGTTAGCCTCTAAAAACTCTCGGGGAAATCCAATTTCTTTTACTATGCATTTACGTGCACCTATCTGATCTGTACTACCTAGTATAGATTTAATTCGGGACTTTACTATATCTTGTTTATTAATCCATTCATCTTCATTAATATGAATTAATTGGTATCCAAAATTCTCTACACCTATAGTCTTATCAAGATGATACCTACTGCCTTTAATTTCCTCTCTATGATGGTATACCCCATTAAACTCAAAAGCCAACCCAAGATCTGGCAGAACAATATCTATCTCTTTACCTTCTAAGATATCTCTATCCCCCGAAATCACCCATCCAGAGTATATTGACTTTATATAGGTAAGTAACTCAAGTTCCTTATTAGAAGTATTAGGATTACACTGAGGGCATATACTAGAGTCACCCCGTTCTAGTATATTATTAGGGCGTACCTGTGTAGTATGATCACAGGTAGTATACCCTATCTGAATAAGCTCCCTACTATGGGTATACTCAGATAGCACTTTAACAGTGGGGTATAGTAAAGATAAATCTGCTATAAATTGTTCAGTACTCTTCTTTCTAGTTATAGCTGGTGTACATTTTCTACAAATACTGCCTATTTTCTGAGTAAGAAAATTATCAGGGATTATACTCCAAGTATTATGACAGTCATTACATTCAACAAGTATTGAAGTTTTAGCATTTATATACTTACCTACCACTTTAATATTGGGGGTAATAGTAGCTACTTCTTGCTCAAATTGTTCCTGCGTTTTCTTATTATAAACCTGAACTGGATTACATATCCTACATGTACTTCCAGTACCCTTACTTTTTAATCTATCTGGCACTATCTCCCACTCATGACCACAAGCCCCTTTAACTAACACTTTACTTTTAGCATTAATATATTCCCCTACTACTAATAAGGTAGGATGAGTTATACGCATATACTCCTTAAATTTATTGCTATTTATACTTGTAATCATATTTATTCTCCTATTTATATTATTATAAAATAAAAACAAGTAAAAGTCAAGACTAAATTTTATGGCCCAGCATAAAAAATTTTATCCTTGACTTATGCTTGCATCTATGAGATAATATCCTATAAATCAAAGATAAGAGCTTAAAAATGGCATCTAATACAGGAGCTAACAAACGTATTCCGGTGAAGTGGATTAGAGACGGAGCTAAAGCCGCTTATATTAAGCAACCAGCCTGCCAAATATGCGGGTCAACAGAAGATTTAGAGCTGCATCATACTAATTCAGTAACTCTAATGCTAGAAGCATGGGTAAAGAAAACTGGGTATAGTATTGAAACAGACGAGGATGTGCTAGCAATTAGAGACGAGTTTATAAACACCCATTACTCACAAATGTACGATCAAGTGTACACCCTTTGCAATACTTGCCATGTTAAATTACATGGAGTATTTGGAAAGGCACCGCCGCTTAATACGGCATCTAGGCAGAGTAGATGGATTAGTTTACAAAAGGATAAGTTCTCAGGTGTAGCACCCGAAAAGAAGGCCGGAGCCTTTAGCAATTTCTACTAAAGGAATACTATGAGTTGGTGGAATCCAATCAGCTGGGTTAAATCTAATCCCGCTCAAGAAATTATTGCATGGTCAGAAGGTAGTAATGTACCTTCTGACTCAAGTGTTACATACGCGCAGGCACACGATAAATTAGAAAGTGTTAACCGAGCCGTTAATATGGTAGTTAGTGCCTGCGCTAGCTTAGACTATGATGTTAAGGATAAAGCAGTAGATGGAATAGTAGCAGGTGTAAAACAAAAAACCCTAGTTAATCTATTAAACTTTAGACCTAACCCGCATCAATCAACACAAGAATTCAGAACGCACATATTCACAGACTTCATTTTAGAAGGTAATATATTTATCTACTACGATGGAGTCTACATGTATCATCTACCAGCTAATAAAATGGTAGTACTACCAGACCCTAAGACATTTGTTAAAGGTTATACATATAATAATATAACTAATTTTAAGCCCGATGAAATTATACATATTAAGGAGATTAGTAGTACTTCCGTGTATAGAGGTTCTAGTAGATTAATGGCGGCTGATAGAACAGTTAAAACCCTTTATCGTATGCAAGCTTTTCAGGATCAGTTCTTTGAGAATGGAGCTGTAGCAGGTCTAGTAATTGAAACTGATAATACTCTTAGCCAGATTGCTAAGGATAGAACAATCCAGAATTGGATCTCTAAATATAGTGTAAAGAATGGTGCTAGACGCCCCATGATACTTGATAGTGGGTTAAAACTAAAGAATATTGGCGAAGCTAATTTTAAAGATATGGACTTCGACAACTCTATTAGAACTCACGATATTAAAATTTTATTAGCCCTAGGAGTACCTGAGGTACTTATCTATGGTGGAAATAATGCCAATATCTCCCCAAATTTAAGGCTATTCTATTTAGAAACAGTCTTACCAATTGCACGTAAATTAGTATCTGGAGTTGAAAGATATTTTGGATATGATGTTGAAGTAGTAACTACAACAGTATCAGCGTTACAGCCAGATATCAAAGATATTGCAGCGTATCATAGCTCTTTAGTAAATGGAGGTATTGAAACACCGGCAGAAGCTAGAGAAGCATTACGCCTAGAAAAACTCGCGGGTACAGATGAGATAAGAATCCCAGCTAATATAGCCGGTTCAGCAGTAAATCCAGGAGTTGGTGGTGCACCTCCTAGTTCTAATGAAGACGACTCAGCACCGTAAAGGAGTATTATGAAGGTAACTGATAAGATTTTATATCTTACCTCTCAGTTTAAGAAGGATATGCCTCTGCCAAAAGCAGGAGACACCATTGATTCTATCAATATCGAAGGGTACGCAAATACTACTAGTGTAGATAGAACTGGCGATATTATCCCAATGCCTGCTTGGAATACAGCACTTGAAAACTACTTAAAAAATCCTATTATTTTGGCTTATCATGATCACGATGAGCCAATTGGTAGAATGGTAGATTATAGAGTGGATGAGCAGGGTTTATGGGTTAAGGCACGTATTTCAGCAGCTGCTGAGGATGTTTTTAACTTAATAAAAGATGGTGTACTAACCGCATTTAGTGTTGGATTCATCATTAAAGATGCTATGTATGATTCTGTAACAGACTTATTTATTATCAAAGAGCTAGAACTTCTAGAGATCTCGGTAGTATCAGTCCCAGCAAATCAAGATAGTATATTTAGTCTTTCCAAGTCATTTGAAACTGACGAGGATTATAGTAAATTTAAAAGTCAATTTGCAGCGAAAAGCGAATCAGCTAAAAGGCTAGAGTCCTCAGAGCCAAGCAAAATTGACCCAATTAAAAAGGAATGGAATATGGATCCAAAAGAATTAGAATTAATGCTAGCTAAAGCCGCAGAAGATGCTGCAACCAAAGCAGTAGCTGCTGTAACTGAAAAAGCATTGGCTGAAAAAGCAGCTGCTGAAAAAGCAGCTAAAGAAGAAAAAGAAATAAGTGATAAGATTGCTGCTGCTGTTAAAGTGGGCCAATCAGGTGCAGAAAAGCTTCTTACAGATATCGAAGCACGTATTGCTGCACAAGAGCAAGCATCCAAAGATGCCCTAGCTGGTCTTGAAGCAACAATTCGTGAAAAGACAGAAGAACTTGCCGCTATCCAAAAAAGCAAGATGAACTTCTCTGATAAAGATGCTGGCCAAGCTACTACATATGAAGAACGTGAAAAGGCAGTTCTTGCTGCAAAAATCATGGGTAAATCATTGGATGGTACTAAGTTTGGTCGTAGTATTATTGAAAAAACCGGTGCTCATGAAGCTTCTGCAACATGGGAACTAGAAGTTTCTCTAGCAATGGAATCGGAAATTCGCCGTCGTTTAGTTATTGCTCCTCTGGTCCGTCAGATCGCAATGCAAACCAACGTTATGACTATCCCAGTTAATCCAGAAGCAGGTCTAGCAACTTGGATGGCTAATAGCTCATTCGGTACTACTGCATCTGCTGGTGTTGCTCAAGTTCACCAACTAAAAGAAATTACATTGAATGCATATAAAGTTGCTACAATGGAATATCTGGCATACGAAGAAGAAGAAGATTCACTACTTATACTGCTACCAATCATCCGTGATGCAATGATTCGTCGTGTAGCCCGTGCCGTGGATAAGGCATTTGCTCTAGGTGCAGGTTCTGGTGCTGATCCAGTTAAAGGTATGGCTCTATATGACGCAACCTCAGTTGTAACTCCTACCAGTACTGGTGCAGCAACTATTGCTAACCTACGTGCACTACGTAAAGATCTAGGATATTGGGGTCTTGATCCAGCCGAATTAGTTTATGTCGTTTCTACTGAAGTGTACTATGATCTTCTTGATGATACTTCATTCCAGACAATGAATCAGGTCGGTGTTCAAGCAACTCTACTAACAGGTCAAGTAGGTTCAATTGGTAATACTCCAGTTCTAGTTTCTGACGCTTTCCCATCCAAAACTGGTGGTACTGCATCCGCAACTACTAATATTGGTGCTTTCTGTATTGCTCCAGCAAACTTTATCGCAGGAAATCAGCGTGGTCTACGTTTCGATACACAAGATCTAGTTGAAACCCAACGTAAAGTTTTAGTAGCTTCTCTACGTACTGGTATGACTCAATTGTCTACAGTCAATGGTATGGGTATTTCTACTCTACGCTGGTCATAAGTAATAAAAGTTGAGGGCCTAGGCCCTCTTCTTTTATAAGGGTTTAATGAACCCTTATAAAAGAATATAAGGAGTAATACATGGGATTAAATCTATTTACTCTAGCTGAGTATAAGGTATACGCAGGAATAGTAAGTACAACACAAGATGTCCAAATTAATACTTTAATTCCAAAAGTTAGCCAGTTAGCAAAAACTATATGTGCTAGAGCATTTAATGATTATGTAGATGATGCAAAAGTAGAGGTGTATGCTGGAGGTACTACTAAACTAGTAATGTCTGAATACCCTCTAATTGCACTATCTAGTGTAGAGTACTCAGATGACTATGGGGCTACATATACACCACTTATAGAATTTATTGATTTTGTAGTTGATTCAGAAGATGGGCATATAACATCTGTAGCACCAACTGGATTTCCAAAAAAGATTAATGGATATAAAGTTACATATACTGCTGGGTTTGATCCAATACCAGAAGATTTAAAAGTTGCAGTAATGGACCTGTTATCTTACTACTTAAAGAATGATATGGCAGTTAAATCTCAACGTAATGTTGGTGCTAATACCGTTCAAATAGAGTATATTACTAAAAATACTCTACCATCACATATCTCACGTGTATTTGATCTTTATAAGTCTACGGTGAACTAAGATGGGGGAAAAAGTTGATTTAAAAGATCTAATACGTAGTAAGTCTAAAGAGTTCTTTGATGCGCTATATGCTAATTATAGGCCTGAACTAGATGCAAGTATAACAATATTAGACTTATCGTACGAATCTCTAAAAGTAAATGTTTATTTGGGCGATAAATTAAGTAATGCCCAAGCGGAAGTATATGATAGAGTATACGATACTTTATACACTGTCGTAAAAGAGAAAATGCCCAGTAATAGAACCTTCTACTCTTTAGAAGATCCCAGGGTAGAAGAATATTTAAAAACAAGGGATGGAAAGTGGTATATATTTCTTGTAGATGGGGGAAAGAATCATTTCTTTTTAGTAGGAAAGAGTTTCAATTCTATAAGAAAGTTTATAAGTGATAGTGTATCCCCAGATCCAAGACTATCTAATACTAGATTCGGTTCAACAAAACTATTTAAAGAAATACTTAATAGTGATGATACCTCTACTGGGGATTATAAAGTCACCACTAGATCCAAAGTAGATATAGGACATATCCCCTCAGAAGATAACGATAATTTGGTATCACCACTAGAAAAGAAGATACAGGCAGTATTAGATCTAGCATATAATACTGGTAATAGTAGAATAGAGCAACAGGCACGTAAGGCACTACAAGACTTATATGATGTTCAAGCATCTTTTGCTTATAGCTTTAAAAATACTTCCCAAGAGGATATCGACACAGCCCGTAGAGTACTAGGTAAAGGCTATGTAGTAGTTACATTACATACCAGAAATAAAAATGCTAAATTCTCTAAGGAAGAATTTAGAATATTTAATAAGCTAGCTCATGAAATAGCTCTAAGTCTCCCTAATACATCTGGTTCTAACACTATAATACAAGATTTAACCGCAGAAATAGTTAGTAACCTAACTGGAGAAAAAAAGAAAGTAAGTGCACATGGAGAGCATGCTGGCACAGTAACTGCAAATCTTAGTAAAAAAGTAGGTGTAACCTCTAATACTACTAGTATTAACATAAGGGCTAGAAACAAATTAGGTCAATTCACCAGCCTTGCTAATTTACAGACGTTGCTGAATCAGGCCCTCGCAAAACAAATTAGAAGTAATATGGGCACTGGAAGTTCACGTAATGTATTAAATAATAGAACTGGTAGATTATCAGAATCAGCTAAGGTAGAAAGACTATCCTTGTCTAGAGATGGTTTAATTACAGCATTTTATTCATATATGAAGTATCCATATGCTACATTCTCAGAAGGTGGAAGGCAAGAATTACCACGCTCAAGAGACCCCAAACTACTAATATCAAAGAGTATTAGGGAGTTAGCAGCAACCCTAGTGTTAAATAGAATGAGGGCAGTAAACATATGAGTGTACGTACCTCAATTGTAAAAGCATTATCTGAAAAATTAAAGTCAATAGATGGTACTGGTATCTATAAAACCAATATATTTAATAATGCGTATCCTAAGCTAGTATTCTGGGATGAATGTAAGGACTTTCCATCTATTTATATATCCACAGGCTCAGAAACTAGAGAATATTTACCAGGTAACTTCAAATGGGCATTTCTTGTAGTCTCTCTTAAGTTATATGTAAAGGGTGAAGATTCAGCGCAACAACTAGAAGATTTACTAGAAGATGTAGAGAAGTGTATTGACCTTAACCGCAATTTAGTTTATGATCCACTAACAGCAGGTGCACAAACTACCGAGATACTAATTAATAGTATTATAACAGATGAGGGGCTTCTGGCACCTTATGGAGTAGGAGAGATTAATCTTGTTCTACAGTACCAAGTGATGTAACCCGTATATTAGCATATCATGTACAGATAAATATCTAGTCAGTATATGACTAATATGCACAATTATATAAAGGAAATAATATGGCCTATAATTTAGCCCGTAATTCACGCGTGTTTGTTACTACAAACTTAAACACCGCTACTGGGGCAGTTCTAACAACTGGTCTTAGTACTACCAATACTTGGGAAGTTCAAGTATTAGATGGTTTTAAGTTTGCTCAGGCAACAAACTCTGCAAATATTCAAATCAAAGAAGGTGGAAATACACCTATTCGTGGTCAGCGTGCATTTAATACTGCTCTTAATCCGGTAGATATTACATTCTCTACATATATGCGTCCACGTTTAAGTGGTGGACTAGTAACTGCTGAAGAACGCGTATTGTGGAATGCCCTAATGGGGGCAGTTGGTATTGACGGAACGGTTCAAAATGGTACAGCAGTAGCTGGTGTAACAGTAACTGGTACTACTTTAACTGCACTTACTCGTTCTTCTACAACTTCATCTGTAGTTACTATGGCAGGTGCAACAATTACTGCAACTGGTCTAGCACTTAATGAAGTTGTAAGTATTACTGGTATGACTGGTACAGGTGCTTCTTACTGGAACCAACCCGCTAAAGTTACTTCAATTGCTGCAGGTGCAATTGTATTTACATATATTACAGCTCCAGATGCTGCTGCAGGCACTACTTCTGCTGGTGTACCTGCTTCAGGTCAGATAATTCTGAAACGTGGTGCATGGGTTGAATACCCAACTGCAACTGGTGTACCTACATCATACGCGCAACTTACAAGTGGTACATCTAATAAGAACCAAATGCAACCAATCGGTTTTATCTTTATTGTAGATAGTACAGCATATACTGTAGATAACTGCGCTATTGATCAAGCTCAAATTGACTTTGGTCTTGACGCTATTGCAACGATAGCATGGACTATTAAAGGTACTAAGCTTAATCAGATAGCTATGCCAGTACTGTCAGCAACAGCCGATCCTGTATTTAGTGGTTCCTTAACAGGTACTGCAACAGGTAAGATCACTACAGCTAACTATATTACTAATAAGCTATCAACTGTTTCTCTACAAAGCAACCTTGGTGGTATTGGTGGTACGGTATATGCAGTAGTTATTACCGGTGGTAGCATGACCATTGCAAATAACGTTACTTATGTAACACCTGCAAATATTGGTGTACTAAATACTCCAATTGGTTATTTTACTGGTACTCGTGCAATCTCCGGCAACGTAACAGCATATCTGAAGTCTGGCTCAGGTTCACATACTGGTACGCTACTGAATGATATCCTAGTATCATCTGCAACTAATACTGATACTAAATATCATATGCAAATAGAGGTTGGTGGTGCAACTGCGGGTACTCGTGTAGAACTAGAAATGGATGGTGCTATGCTTGGTATCCCTTCTGTAGATATTGCAGATGTTGTATCTACAAGTATTACGTTTACTGCACAGGCTGCACAATCTGATATCGGTGCAGCAAATGCCCAATACGATATTGAGAATACAAACGAACTATTAGTTCGCTACTACTCTCTGTAATTGTTTCACAGGGTGGGGATTGATCCCCCCACTCTCTTTTTCTTTAATTATAATAAGGTATTAAAATGTCAAATACAACTGTAAGTCTAAAAAGTCTCCTAGTTCCTACCAAAACGGTAGAAGTTGAATACCCAGGTATGGAAGGATTCAAGCTTAATCTGTGTTTTCTATCTCGTGAAGAACTGATGAAAATCAGAAAGAAAGCAACTAAAATGGAGTATAAGAATCGCCAACCAGTAGAAACATTGAATGATGAATTATTTTTGCAGCTATATGTAGATGCAAGTATTAAAGGTTGGAAAGGGTTGAAATTCTCCTATTTAGAAACACTCGCTCCAGTTGATATCACAGGACTAAAAGAGGATGATTGTATAGAGTACTCTCGTGAGAATGCACTATATTTAATGAAGTCCAGTGCTAATTTTGATTCCTTTATTAGTGAAACGGTGACAGATTTAGCAAATTTTCAGCAGACCAGTGGGACACAGTCTACCGTCAAATAAAGTCATATTATCAGAACTCGCAAGTAAATATGAGCAGAGACTCATATTTTGAAATGTGCGAAATGATGGGGACTGAGCCAGTAGAGGAGGAGATACCAGTAGAATTATCTGATCTATATGAAGAAGTTCAGGAAGCTCTTCTTGTATATAATATGCTACAAGATAATTGGGACTCTATGAATGGTATTTATATTGGTAAAAACTTCGCGGGCATATCTGATATTTTAGAAATGCAAGAAGTAGAGGATAAGAAAACCTGTTATCTAATTCTTAGGATGCTAGATAGTAGACGAAGAAAAATTCTTAACTCAAAAAATAAGTCTACTAGTTAACCGCTGGAGTAGGAATAAACTAAGCTCACTATATAAATATAGTGAGCTTTTTTATTGCCTATACAAAAATTATCCTTGACATTTGCATGCTCTAATGTTATAATGGACTATAAAATGTTGTATGTACGAATATAAGAGAGGTATCAAGTATGTCAGAAACAGTAAGAGTTAATATAGACGTAGGCGATAATGGGACTACTGCTAAGCTTAATGTAGAGGCGGCAAAATTACGCAGTAATTATGAGGGAGCACAACGTGCAGCCTCTAATACAAAGGCTTTTACTAGCTCGGCAGCTGCTCGTCCAGCTTCTTCAGCACTGAGCCAAGCGTCAGAGGACTCTAATCTGTCTCGTGGTGTTAGTGGCGTAACTGGTGCTGCAGGTAGGGACTTTGCTGCTCAAGCCCAAGGTCTTGGCGGTCTAGTGCACGTATATGCTACATTTGCGGCTAATCTATTTGCTGTAACTGCAGCATTCGAAGCGCTATCAAAAGCTGCTGACGTAACTAATATGGTAAAAGGCTTAGATCAACTAGGTGCCGTATCAGGACAAGCTCTTGGCTCAATGGCTAAGCATATTACAACACTCACTGATGGTGCAATCTCTTTAAAAGATGCAATGACTGCAACGGCTCAAGCTACTTCAGGCGGCCTTTCTAGCGAACAGATAAATCGTCTTACAACAGTTGCAAAGAATGCTAGTCAGGCTCTTGGTAGAGATATGCCTGATGCACTCTCTCGTTTAACCCGTGGTATCGTAAAAATTGAACCAGAATTGTTAGATGAACTAGGTATTATGGCTAAGGTAATACCATCTCAACAGGCGTATGCTCGTGAGGTGGGTAAATCTGTGTCTGCTCTTACTGACTTTGAGAAACGTCAAGCGTACGCTATTGCCGTTATTACTGAAGGTGAAAAGAAATTTGGAGCAATCCAAATAGATGCTAATCCATACTCAAAGCTACTAGCATCAATGACTAACTTAGCTTTAGCTGGTGCAGAATTAGCCAATAAAGTTTTGGGACCAATTGCCAAAATACTTGCGGAGAGCCCAACAGCTCTGGGTGCAATAATGGCAGGTATTGCAGGTATGTTATTAAGTAAAGCAATACCAGCCCTTACCCAATATAAACAGGTTATGTTAGATAGTGCCATTGCTTCTGGTAAGTTAGCTAAAAGTCAAAAGGATGCGGCAGAGAACTTTGATATTGAAGGTAAGTTAGCGGCTGGAGAGAAAGCTGCTAATAAGTTCAGACTAGCTTCCGCGGCTGCAGCTGCAGAAGCTCAGCATATACTGCAGACAGGTGGAAAAAATAAATTAGCTAATATATTTAATCAAGATGACTTTAAAGTAACAGAAAGTACATTACAAAGCATAGATAATGAGTACAATAAAGTAACAGAAAGACATATGCTTGCACAGGCAGCATATGTTAAAGCAGTTGAAGAAGGAGATAAAAAGGAGGCAGCATTAGCAGCAAGAAGAGCAAGTAATGCTGCAGAACAGGCTAAAGCAATAAGTCTGGCCAGAAGTAAAGCTGTGGACTCCATGATACAGAGTAAAGAGGCAGATAATGCTAGAGAAAGAGCGGCAGATGAGGTAGAGAAAAATTTTAGTAGATTATCTGTAGGTGGAGCACTAGTTAAAAAAGCAGAGGATGCAGAAAAAGCTTTCTCCAAAATGGCAGTACAAGCTAATGTAGCTGGAAACGTTAAGCTAGGTGGGCTATCATATGCATTAAAAGAACTGAAAAAAGACATAGAGGCTACTACTATTGAATTAAAAAATGCTGATGGTACAACACAATCATTTTCCAAAGTTAAATTAGATCCAATAGAGGCAGGGTTTGCTAGGTTAAAAGGTGTAATAACTGCCGCAGGCACTGCTGTGGCTATAGTCGCAAGTTCTTTCCAAGCAGTATTAGTATATATAGGAATAGTCGTAGCAACTTTTCAAATATTAGATAGTATTTTTAGTAGCAATGAAAAGCAGGCTACCAATTATTCAACTGCGATAGATACTCTAACAGAATCCTTTGATAATATAGACAGAACCCTAGCAGCTATTGAAAATAAAAAACCCTTAGAGCAAATTAACGCTATAAGTATCCAAGCAAGTGCTATGGCTCTAAAAGAGCTATCTGATAGTCTTATTAACGTAACACAGAGTTTTAAAGATTTAAATAAATATTCTAGTGGGTGGGATAAAGCCTGGGACTGGATAAAGGGTATATTTGGCAAGGGTTCTCAAGATAAATTAGCAGAAGGTATGGGCAAATCAGTAGATAAAGCTCTACTTACCATTAGTGATCCAAAACGTAAAGAAGAAGCAACTAAAAGTATACAAAGTCTATTTGGTGGAGAAGGCGTAGATATATCCGGAACAAATATTAAAAAAATGATGCAAAGCTTAAGTGAGTCTGATGCTTTAGCAGTAGCAGAGAAGATTACCGAAGAGTTAAAGAATATATCTATGGAAAGCTCTAATGCAGCCTCTAGACAAGCTGAATTTACTGATGCAATGAAAAAAGGTGCTAGAGCAGCAGCTGATTTATCTAATTCATATATACCAACAGATAAGGTATCTCAAGTGATAATAGCTCAAGTGGAAAGCCTAGGCAAATTAGCCTTAGCTTCTGCTAGTAGTAAAGGTGCAGTTACAGCGCTTACAGAAGCTGTAAGTTCCTTTAGTAACCTTAGTGCATTTCCACCAGAAATGGCTACTGCACTACTAGATCATAAAAATGATATTGAGAAAATTGGTGAGCAATATGCTACTGCAAAAGCCGAAGCCTCTTTATATACAAAAACTTTAACAGAATTAATAGCAAAACAAAAACAACTTGAAGAAAGAAAGAGCCAATTAAATAGTAATGGAAGATCTGCAGCATTTATAGATATGGATTCCTCTTTACAAGCGGAGGAAAATAAACTAAAAGCTCAGATTGCTACCATGGAAAGAGCTAAAAGTGATGCAAATAAAAATGCACAAAAAGCAGAAGAAGATATGCAAGAGATTTCATCAAAGTTTACCCCTTTAATAAGTAAGTCATTACTAGATGCATTTAATGTAGTAAATAAACTAGTAGATCAGGCAGGGGAAAAAGCAAGTATTAACTTTTCAAAAGCTATAAATGACTTGATCCCAGGTGGGGGATCAGTAGAAGAAGCTACTAGGCTAGCACAGGAAGAAATCTCAGTGCAGGAGAAAATGCTAGAAATAGATAGAGCAATGATTATTGCAATGGATACTCTTGGAGCAAAATATGCTCTGGCTACAGCAGAAAGTGATATTAAGAAGTATGAGGGAAATAAAAATTCTCCTGAGTATAAAGCAGCACTAGCTTCAAGAGATGCTGCCTTAGGTACTAAAAACCTAGTAGGAATGAGTTCTGCAGAGTTAAAAGCCTTTATAGACGCAAAGAAGGATGAGAAAGATCAAGACCAAGCTTCTTTAGCTATACAAAAAGAAGCATTTCAACTATATCAAAAGCAAGTTAATTTAGAGGTAAAAAGTGTAGAATTAGCTGGACAGCATAATGTTATAAGTTTACAAGGGGCTATAAACTTATTAAAACAGCAAGAATCCAATATTGCTGCTGATATGGAAGCTAGTAAAAATAGACAAGTAGCTGATCTAAATTCATTAGATATGCTAACTTCGTATTCATCTCTTTATAATGAAGTACTAGAGAAAGAAAAATTATCTTTAAGATTACAAATAAATAGAACAGAAGAAACGAAAGCTCAGCTAGCTTATGATAGTGCTAGACAGCAACTAATTACACTAGAAAATGCTGGTGCATCCTCTTCTAGTATACAACAAGGTCGTATACGCCTAAGTGTACTAGAACAGCAGCTCAATACAGCCAAACAAATTAGAATATTAGAAGATACTAAAGCAAATCAAGAAAATGATAGAGCTAGACTAGCCTCTCTAAAGTTTATAAGAGATGAAGATGCTAAAATAGCTGATTTTCAATTAAGTATTGAGAATTCAAATATAGATTTAGATAGAAAGCGTTTAGATTCTGCAAATTCCTTATACACTTTAAATCAAGAAATGTATAATGCAGAATTAAGGGCTTTGGATATTAAAGCTGAAAAATTACGTTATAATAATGAACTAATGAAGTTAGAAAATCGCAAAGCGGACGTAATAGATCCAAAACAACAACAATTAGATAGACTAGACGCATCTATAAAAGCTGGGACAGAAGAGGTAGGGTCTCAATCTCCAGAATTTATGGCACAGCAAATTTCTGAAGCCAGCATTTTACGTACAGAGATTAGTAAACTAACTGATACATATAATGCAGATGCAGAGGCCTTATCCATTTCTAATAAAAATAAGCTAACTAGTATAGGAATAGATTATAAGGCAAAAGAAGAAGTAAGAGCCCTAAATGATCTATTAGCGGCTCAGACGGGAATTGTAGAAGGTTTAAGTGCAGTATTTGGTACTTTAGGCACTTCTATAGGTAACGTGGTAGATGCCTTCTTTAAGATGAGTAACGCACAAGATAAATTAGATAAAGGCAAAGCACATGATGATGAAGAATTACGTAAAAAAGCAGCTGCTAATGAGTTTAAAACTAAAGAGGAAGAAATAAAAGCATTTGAAAAAGTAGAGACTAAGTATAGAACAGACTCTATTAAGAATGAATTAACAGGGTATGCAAAAATAGCTGAAGGGGTAAAAGGGTTATTTAGTGAAAAAACAGCAGCATATAAGGTATTTAATGCATTTGAAGTAGGTCTGCATGTAGCTAAACTTGGAATGGATATAGCTGAAATTACTTCTGCATGGGCTAAGGCAAGCCAAGAAAATGCTGCAACTCTATCAACAATACCAGTTAATGCGCAAGGAGCATTAACTAAGGCGTTAAACAATGTATTCCCGTATAACTTAATAGCCTTTGCTGTAGTAGCTGCAATGTTAGCTTCAATAGGAAGTATGTCTGGAGGAGGTGGGGCAGCCCCAGCAATCCCACAAGAAGCAACAGCTCAATATAGACAGGAACAGCAAGGTACTGGCACAGTTTTGGGAGATTCAACAGCGCACTCTAACTCAATTGCTAAAGGTATTGATATACTTTCAGCCCATAGTTTCGAAATGCTTGACTATACTCATGGTATGCTAACTGCATTAAAGAGTATTGATAAGGGTATGAGTGGATTAGCAAATGCACTAGTTAAAGTCGGAGGTATTACTGGAGTTAATGGAAAATCAGCATTTGGTACAGTAGAATCATCTAGTTCAAGTCCAGGATTTCTCGGTATTGGAGCAAGTAGTAGTAGTACTTCTATTACTGATACTGGTATACAACTACAAGGTACCGTTAAGCAGTTATCTGAAATGAATGGTATAATCAAACAGTATGAAACTACTGTTACTCAATGGACAAAAAGTGGCTTCTTGGGTATTGGTTCTAGTAGTGGTACTAGTGTTAATACACAGTTTAAAGATATAATAGATAACGGTACTAAGAAACAAGTTAGTATGATATTCTCTGGTATGCGTGAGTCTATTGTAGAAGGTATGAAATTACTCTCCTTCTCCTCTAAAGATATTGCAGATTTATTAAGTAGAGTTGATGCTATTAACTTTGTTGGGGATGCTCTGAGTGTATCACTGAAGGGTCTTTCTGGTGATGATATTAAAAATGCCCTTAATGGTGTATTTAGTGCTGCATTTGATAAAATGGTTGGAACAGTAGCGCCGTGGGCTGTTAAATTCCAAAAAGTTGGAGAAGGGTTAGGAGAAACATTCATACGTCTAGCCTCGGATGCTCGTACTCTTAATATGTCATTAGAAGCTGCTGGTATGGGTGTAAATAGTTTTAACATCCAATTTGAGAAAGGACACCCTAAAGATACTGTAAAGTATGCAAGTCAAGCACAATTAACAGAACTAGATAGTGCTAGTACAGAACATGCTGCATTAGAAGCCAAAGTTAAGAAACTTAAAGAAGGTGGGCTATTCTCACTTCGTGGTATTGTTGATGTAACCGATGATAGTGTACTTACAGAGTATAATAGTGTACTGGCTAAGGCACAAGATGACCTTGCGAAGTCCGACGCTAGACTAGCAGCGGCCCAAAAGGCTGTAGGGGATGCTACCACATCATGGGCTGAGGATCTGACAAAAGCCCAGCAGTACTTATTAAACGGTGCAGGCGGAGCGGATGCTTTTAATAGTAAGTTACAGTTTATCACAGATAACTTTATGACAAGTGAGCAAAAATTAGCTCCAGTATCTGCAAGAGTTAGAAATGCTTTTGCTGATATGACACCTAAAACATCAGAAATAGGCTCAGTAGCAGGATTAGGAGCTCAACTACAATCTATGGGTCTAGCAGTACCTAACACTAGAGCTGAGTTTACTAACTTACTAACTACACTTAGTGATCCTAATAATGCTCTTGGTATTACTACAGAGAAAGGAGCAGATTTATTTAATGCATTATTAGATATTGCACCAGCCTTCGACGCTGTCGCGACGGCCCTAGAAGGAATAGCCAAAACAGTTGCTGATATTGTAACTCGTGGTCAAGATATGATCTTCAATATGAAGATGGATGTTGCAAACCCAGAGCAAAAATATTCTTTAGTAGATCAGAAAGCTAATGATTATAATAAAATCATGCATGATTCTACAAAAACGTTCTCTGAACAAGCAATTGCGGCCAATAGACTATTAGATACAATAAATCAAGGCTGGGGACTGCTCAATGATGACCAAAAGAAAGAAGGACTAGCTCAGTATACTGCTAAAGTAACTGAGATCATGGCCTTTATGGAAAAACAGGGTATGTCAGCTATGGTTGATATGACTCCTGATGGTATTGGTATCATTGGAGCTGTTAATTCCTCTAGGGATGCTATAGTATCTGCCATAAAGTCCATAGACCCGAGTTATAACCCTAAAAATGATCCAACTTTAGCACACGCTACAGCAGATGTAATAGCTCAACATAGTATTGATAAAATCGCATCAAGTACACTAGACTTAGCAAAGATAGCAAAAAATACATCAGTTACACCGGAGGCTGAAAAGTTACCCGAGATAGTAAAATCAGTATCTGAACAAGATCTAGCAGGTATTGATAGTATAGCTACTAAAATGGGGGAAAAATTATCCACTAGTGTTAGTTCCGCAATTGCTACTAATCCACAAATCTCGGCAGCATTAAAAAATTCTACTGATGTTGGTGCTAGAGCAGATGGTATGACATCAGAAAAACTACCAGCAGAGGTGGCAGGTATACTAGATCATATTAATACTTACTCATCTGCGACAATAGCTGACATTAACTCAATGGTGTCTATGTTTAGTGGTTTAGAAAAGGATATAGCTAAAGTACCTAGTAGCCCAGAGGTTGAGGCTTTCAAGCAAGATTTAGCAAGTAATAAGCAAGCACTAAAAGACCAGGAATCTACAATTGAAGCATCTAAAGCTGCAGCAACTGCTGCAGTAGCAAATTTAGCCGCAGGCACTGGAAGTTTAGCAAATGTTACTGCCGCACTACAAGGACTAATTAGTAGTTTAGCAGCAGTAGCTAAAGAGCCTGCAAATGTAAATGTCTCTGTAAGTGTATCAGCACCTGCGGGTTCTGAGGTAGGTACTGGAGTTCACTAATGAAAACACTAACAACTGCATATTCATCTGTAGTTACTGCAACAAAAACTCTACCAGGATATTTAGTAGAGATTATAATGCCTACTACCTATTTAAGATTTTCCTCAATAGGTGATGTTACCTGGAAAGGAAATTATTTTATAGGTAGTAGTATAAAGGTTTCTGGAATTTCTTCAAATCCTGGTGGAAATTCCACCGGAAACCTTTCTCTTAGCCCAGATCCCTCAGACCCAAATATACTAGTAGGGTACGCTCTCAACTCTAATGAGGGATTTATGGGTAGAGAGATTAGGATTTGGTCATTTGATAGTACTCTAGTAGGTAGTACTACTACTGGAGTACTAGAAACGGCTGATGCCATACCTATATTTTCAGGAATAGGGGATAATGTAAGTATAGATAAGCTAGAAATTAATATTAGCCTATCATCTAGTAGTATTACATATCTATATGCCCCTAGAGTTAAGATATGTAAAGCAAGTGGTTTCAATTTTATTCAACCTAAAGGTCTACGTATTCCTTGGGGTAACGAAGTATTTGTATTGGAGTAATCAATGGCAGTCTACCCAACATTTGGACAGGATATTAGTTCAACAGAAACACTACTAGATGATATTCAAGTAGACCGTGCCTCTAATGGGCGCATACGTTTACGTGGGTTTTATGCCTCATCAGTAAAAGAGTATACAGTAGTACATACATTAACAACAACTGATAAGGATATACTGGAAACTTTCTATAATACGAATAGAAATACTAGTTTTACTTTTACTTGGGTACCTGATAATAGTTCTCATACTTGTATGTTTAGTGGAGCACCTGCATATACTATAATTGGCCCAGGTTTCTGGACTGTTACTACTAAATTGGTGGTGGTATAATATGTTATATTTACCAAGCGTAAGTTGGGCTACAACAAATAAAGATGTACCATCAAAAGATACAGTAAATTCTACTGCTACAGATCCTAATGATACTCAATTAACAGTAGCTGCTGCAAATGCACCTATTCCTATTATATATGGCACTGTACGATTAGGTCCTAAAATTGCATATGTAGCTCCAAAGGATTCAAGTCTAGTAATACTTGCGGTATGGGGGCATGGAGAAACAGACAGTAGTATAGCACCCACGTTCACTGTAGATGATAAACCTTTACCAGCAGGTATAAGTATATCACACTATTATGGAACTCAAACACAATCAGTTGATACTAATATGGCATCAGCTTTAGCTGGGTATACAGATACACTACCTGGTATAACTTATTCAGTTATAACTGTACCCTCTGGCACAAGTGCTGGATTTCCAAGAATCAATGCACTAATTAGAGGGCAAAAGGTATATGATCCTAGACTAGATAGTACAAATGGAGGCAGTGGGCCTCAAAGAGCTAATACTCCTAGTACTTGGGCCTATTCAGATAATCCAGCACTCTGTTTAGCTGATTTTATAACTAATAGTACCTATGGGGTGGGACTTCAAGTAGATTGGGCAAGTGTAATACTTACTGCTAATTTTAATGATACTATGGTTGGAACCCCAGCGGAAAAATCTAGAACGTTAAATTTAGCTATAGAATCCCCACAAACGTGTGAAGCTTGGTTAGAAACCCTTAGACTATATGCTAGTTGCTGGTTAGTACGTTCTGGAGATGTTATTAAACTAGTACCGGATATGCCAGGCTCTTCAGTATATACTTTTGATCATGATAGTGGCAATATTAAAGATATACTTAATATCAAAAAACGTGGTATACTAAATACTCCTAACGTAATGATAATAAATTATACTGATACTACTACTATACCGTATAAAAGCAATGATGTAACTATAGATAATAGTGGATTAGCAGGCAGAAAAGAAAGTTCAATAAGTCTACCTGGTATCAATAGGTATTCACAGGGGTATAGAGAAGCAGTTGAACGGTATAATAAGCTTACTCTAAATGATCTGACTTTCGATCTTGATGTCTTTGATGTAGGTATTCAATTTGAGATAGGTGATATAGTTGGAGTTAAGCATCCAATTGGTATTGCAGATCAGTCTGGTAATGCTAAATTAATGCGCATAATGGGCATTAACTCTAATAGTGCAGGTAGATATACCTTAAATTTAACTGAGTATGATCCGGCTGTTTATTCTAATATAGTTAATCCAGAACCTACTTGGGATGATACTTCTTTTATAGACCCTACTAATCCTCCCGCAGTAACTGGACTTACTGCGGTAGAAGAGGTATATCAACTAGAGAATGGTACTTGGGCTAGTCGTATAAAGGCAACTTGGGCATCAGCAATAAATTATCCCTATTTATCAACTTATTTAGTAGAGTTAACTCAAGCAGGCGAGTTAATAGATACAAAAAGAATTAGAGAACAAACCTATAGATCTGCTACACTTAAAGAGGGTCTTGAATACGTCATTAAAGTAGCTATTATTAGTAGTATTGGTAGTATTGGTACTTGGGCTCAGTATAATGTAATTGCCAAAGGTAAATACTTAATACCTAGTAATGTACCTAGTGTATCTGCATTTGAAGCCGGTGGTACTGTATATATCTCATGGACACCGGCAATTGACATAGACATCTGGCGGTACGAGGTACGCTATGGAGCTATCGGAGTAGCTTGGGAATCAACATTGCTTATTGATCGCGTCGATGCCTTGCGCCTTACGTCAGATCAGATACCTGTTGGCACGTGGACGATCCACGTCAAAGCAGTGGATTCGGTGGGGCAGTACAGCACAACAGCAGCTACCGCAAATGTTACCGTCACTAGCGATGCAGCAGCATTTCTAGTTGCCAGTTATGATCATACCAATCCGACATTAACTAATATGGCTAGTTACACTATTAACCCAACAGACACAAATAGTTACGCAGTAACGGAAGATGGAGTGATGGCATCCACCAAGTTTCCAAATACGGCAAGTAGCTATGGAAATATTGCAGCTACTTACCATAATAGTGTGACAAGCACATGGCTTGGTGAAGCAGAGGACTTCGGCTTGGTGCTTAGTGGACAGTGGACTGGAACGGCTACGGTAGCTGATATTTCTGGATCGCATATTAGTTATCTTGGAAACTCACTTGACAACTCGACATGGAATTATCCAGCTGGGCTAAGCCAGAAACTCAATGCCAGATTCGCCAAGATGAAGCATGAGTCTCTGACCACCAGCACCCTAAAAGTCACAATACCAACTCAGAATATCCGAGTAGATGCCGTCCCGCGCGAAGAAGTAGGCACAGGCACTAGTAGCTCATCTGGCCCGGTAACTATCACACTAGCGAATCAATACGTGGCGGTGAAAAAAATTACTATAACCCCACAGGGAACAACTGCAAGATCATCTACCTATGATAACATTATCATCGGCGGGAGCGCAGGAGCAACAACTTTTGACGTTTACGTCTTTGACCAATCCGGGGCAAAAATAGCCTCACCGTTCCGCTATGAATGGCAGGGAGTATAAATGGCATACACACTTTTCGATCCAACTACCCCAGATGCGACAACCCAGACGCTCACGCAGATGGGGCAATCCGAGAGGAATAATCTCAAGGCAGTACGTGACGCCTGCATCATGGGTGGGGGGTTTTATGGATTCAACCTTGCCGTATCTGGCGGCACGGCTGACCAGCCTGCACTGCTCACCTATACAAAAGGCACTGAGAAGATCAAGGCCGCGCTGACGTGGGGCACAACAGGAGGTGAAGCCGGGAGTGTAACTGTGGCAGTTTATAGTTACTCGTCGGATTCCGGCAACACGTGGGCAACGATTGGCACAAAGACAATCACCTATGATGCTAACGCAAACGTAACAGCAACAACTTGGAGTTAATAAATGATTGATTTTCTATTAGGCGTACCCGGCAAACTCGCCACCATCATCGGATGGTTTACTAACTACTGGACGGCGGCGCGGGCAGCGAAGATTGATTATCTTGATGCCACTATCAGTAGTCGCGCACCAGCATCAACAGCAGTCAGTAATGCAAATTACACTGCTGGAAGGGCCGCTTTGCTGGATGGAATTATCCAGAATAGTGTAATAAATTCGATTCAAACAGGCACAACCATTGTTAAGACGGCAGCCGGCATTGGCTATACTGTTGACTTGACCATATCGGCTGTAAATGTCAGCAAGTGTTTTGTCTTTGTCCAAGGACAATCAAGTCAGGCATGGGGATATATGTCGAGCACAACAAACTTGCACATAGAAAGTATAACTGCTGTTAATACCACAGGTGGATTGCGCTGGTGGGTAGTGGAGTTTAAATAAATGACTAAGTATCAAATTATCCAATCAGGCGGCATATTTGATTTTGAAACCAGTACACTTATCCAACTAGATCATACTACATTGGAGTTCAAATAATGGGGCCATATCAATTATTAGATGAAGGTGTATTCGACCTATCATCAAAAACTATAATAAAAAGAGGCCAGCCAGGATGGTCAGATTACCAGACCTGGCTGACTCAAGGAGGAGTCCTTCTACCGAAGGACTCCCTTGGTCAGCTAGATCTAGTAACTGCTAAAGCCAATAGGACTGCTGAGATTGATTCATACGCTGCATCACTAAGAAATAAAATCATTGCTGGGCGTAGTGCGGGGGAAATGGCTGCTTGGACAATTAAACTATTCGATGCAATGGCAGTACTAGCTGCTCAACCTAGCCCATTTACTCCAATCTTAGCAACTCTGCGAACTACTTTAGGTTTACCAGTAACACCTAATAGTTATAATCATGCTATTGCCATGATTAGAGGTATTACAGAAACTGAACATGCTACCAAAGTTGTAACTCAAGCAGTGCCATTCCTAGCAGCCGAAGCCGCAATTGATGGTACTAGAGGTAAGCACAATGATGCAATTAATGCAATGTTAACAGTACCAGAAATAATTACTTATGATTGGTCTGTAGGATGGCCAGCTTTATGAAATATATAGAGTATAGATCTAAAATTAAATCAGGTGACTTGCTAGCTTGGAGTCATAGATCTTGGAAAACTTGGTACGATATTAAAATACAACTAGTACGTATCTTTACTCAATCCGAGTATAGCCACGTAGGAGTTGCATGGGTATATCAAGATAGAGTATTTGTTATTGAGTCTGTTACCCCATTTGTACGCATTGTACCACTTAGTAATTTACTACCATGCTATGTTATTAGCATGAACTTAGCATGGAGTAAAGAAACAGAAAACTTAGCTGTGGGGATGGTGGGCAAAGCCGGGTATTCACAGTTAGAAGCAATAAAAGCTTATTTTGGTAAAAATAAAGACCCTAATGCTTGGGAGTGCGCTGAGTTTGTACAAAAAATATACCATTCAGAAAATATTAATCTAGATTGTAGAGATGTACCAGCTGATCTAGTATTAGCAGCCCAGAAAAGGTTTGGTCCCACTGTATACTTAGAGGAATAGCATGATAGAGCGAAGAAAACATAATCGTATGTTAAAAGTAGTTAAGTATAGGTGGAATCAGTTACTTTGGCATACAGATTTAATGGCAGTAAGATTTATACTTGCTATAGGAGCCATTTCCTGGGGCTTAGCAATGTTATGTAACCCTAACACATTGGTAATATCTAATATGTTAGTAATAATGCCATCATTTGCTTGGGCTATATTATGGATATTACAGGGGTCTATCATGCTCTGGTCATTAATCTGGGATAAAAGGCCCAGATTAACGCTATGGGTAGATGCAGTATTAGGTACACTATTATGGTCTGTATCTACTATAGCCTGCTTACTATATCAATACCCAGAAGTAGTAACACTAGAAACAATTATGGAGTACTATAGAGTACCTCCTAGTCTTGTACCTAATATAGGACTAGCTTTAGCGTCCTGGTGGGTATTAGTTAGGCACTATACGAAAGGAGATACTGATGCCAACTTTTGAAACCCTTATAAGTTCAGGTGTATTAGCAGGAGGCGGAGGAGGCATATTAGTAATAATAGCCTTGTTCATTAGGAGACTTGTGTCTGATACAACTAAAAGCACTGCAAAAAGTAGTGCTGAGGTAGATATTTTAGCCATGTGGAAAATGGAGAGAGATACTCTTAAGAAGTTGACTGAAGAACTACAGGCTGAAAGACTAAGTTTAATAAGTAAGCTTTCCGCTATGGAAGGGCAATTAAAAGCTGTGCAAGCACAACTACAAACTCTTATAGAAGATAAAAAGGGCTTAATGATTGAGGTAGAAGAGTATAACAAAAAATGTTTTGAGTGCAAATATAGAACAGGGCAACAAGAAATTTCATCCTTGACATAAGGTTGGCCCCATGGTATAATAGGGGTATAATTTTAAAAGATTTAAAATAAAAGGATACTTCCTATGGCTGCACCAGCAAAGATTAACTTCTCTATGTACCAGGGTAGTACCTTTAATGAGGTACTACGCTGGGAATCAAGCAGAAAGATATATAAACCTATTACTAATATCACCCAGGCCGCGCCATGTGTAGTAACCGCTACTGCACATGATATTCCTGACGGATGGCGTGTGAAGATTACTAATGTAGGCGGAATGAAAGAAATTAATTCCACTGATGTATATCATGTTATCACTAGATTAACAGATGATGATATAGAACTAAATGCTATTAATTCTATATCATATACTCCATATACTTCAGGAGGTATTGTAGAGTATAATGAGCCCGTGCCTTTAACCGGGTATACTGCTAGAATGCAGTTACGTACTAAGATAGATGATGTAACTCCTATTGATGAATATACCACAGTTAATGGCAAACTAATTATATCTTATACTCCTGGCAAGGTAGCAACTATCCAAATTCTAGTGCCAGCAACGGATACTGCACTATATACTTTTAAAACAGCAGTATATAGTTTAGAATTAATTAATGATACTACGGTAGTACCATTTGCTAATGGTACAATTACTCTAGTAAAAGAAGTTACACGCTAGTGGATACGGTTATAGATTCCGTAGTAGAGTCTATTGTAGTACAGTCTAATAATACAGATACAGTAGTATCAGATGCATTAACTGCAACTATTAGTAATACTAATATTCAGAATGTGATAGCCAATACTACTAATACTACTAATGTAGGCACTACTAAAATACAAAATGTATTGGTAGAAATACCAGTACATACAGTAATAACAAGCGGATTAACTGGTATACAGGGCCCTCCTGGAATAAATGAGGAAGATATAGTGTATTCAAAACGCACTGATTTTATTGGTGAAGATGTTATATACAAAGGAGAGGCTGAAGTAGGTTCTTTAACCTCTGCAGCAAGCTGGAGAATAAGAAAGCTCACTATATCTCCTGATGGCGATGTATCAGAGACTTGGGCATCTGGAAATGCAAACTTTGATAAAATTTGGGATAATAGAGCTTCTCTAGTATACTCATAAAGGAATTGAAATGATTTTAGCACAAAGTAGTTTGACAATGATTGGCCTTAATACCACTACACCCCAAGTATTTTGGAAGGGACAATTAGTCGCAGGTATTACTAGTATTAGAGTGGATTGGGAAAATGATGAGCAGCGCGTTACTTTACGTGTTAATACTAGTAACCCAGAACTTTATACAGAAATGAGTGCAGCAGGTATAAAAATTAGGGAACTAAAATGAGTGAGTTTTTGTTAGTCATCCCAGAAGGTTGGATACAGCTTGACTGGGATTATATCACCAATAATATACAAGGTATGAGTGCGGATAACGTAAATGGAGCACCGCTATCAGTTATCGAGGAGAACTTGAAACTAGGCGGAATTATTGCACCGGAATCTTCATTAGTAGAGTTTAAATTAATAGATAATACCTATTTTATTATTAGACTTGGTTAATACGAGATGACTGCCTACGTTTTAGCAAATAATGCTACTTTAAGAGATATTGGTAATGCTGCTATCTGGGGTGTAACGACGGCTCGTGGCACATCGGGTGATACGATAGATACCAATGGATTCAACTTCACGCAGGATCAGGACAATCGCTACGGACTAAGTGGCAATACCAGCGCGATCTGGTCAACCCTGACAATTAATGCAACTAAAGGTGGGCAGCTTAATTTCGATGGTCGTTATGTACGTATGATACCGTTCGACACGGGTAGTGGTACTATCACACTTGGTGCATCGATCACAGTAGGCTCGGCCACAGCCAATGTAATTGGCATATATACCTCACTTACCACAGCGCCAGCGACCACAGGAACATCCGGCTGGATTAAGGTAACTAACTGGAATAGTGTAGCTTTTCCAACGTCTGGAACTTACACACAGGCAGGCTTCACCTTCAATATTACGGGCCCATCTATAGTCGGCTTTATCGAGGTGAATGGACTAGAGTCCTCCACCGTTAACGCCAATCGGCTAGGCTCGGTCAATATCACGGGCGAGTGGTTTGAAGTCGGCCTGACCAACGGCACGTCCAATCAGACGATGCAGATACCAAACAATGGGCTAACGTGCTGGCATCCAGGTGTATTCATTGAGACAACCGCAGGCTCTGGCGTATTCGAGTTTTATCCGAATAATGGTACTAATACCACCACCGGAACGGAAGCCACTCGCGGTAAGGTGGTATGGATTGACAACACTGGATTGGTGCGTATCGGAAACTCCGGCTCAGCTACTAACGGCTATACACCCGTTGCTGGCCTGCGCGTAGTGATCGGCAACGTGTTCTTCAACAACGTAGGATCGACACTTACTGCTAATACCATCCCGAATGCCACCTTAGCCACGCGCCATAGCTTCACTACTACCGGTGGCGGCGTAATTAATATCGACAAGTGTTCGATGGGATGGTACTTATCCTGCTCACAGGCGTACTCGGTAGCATTGAGCAACAGTTGCTTCTCTGACGCGATACTGCTGTCTGAAGTAGCATCACCAATGACTGTTACTAAAGTCGGCGTTGGTAATAAACCTACTACAGCACTAATAACAACAGCCCTGACGCTGCAATATTGCTATGCAGGAGGAACTTTTACTGATTGTGTGTGGCAAAAAGCATCTGGTGCTTCTGCGGGTAACGTAGTTGCCATTACCGATATTGCTGGATTTACCTTCGTGCGGGATAAGGTTCAGTCCATGGTTATTATGGGTAACGTAGGAGCACTATCGCACAGTGTCACCCGTGCCAAGAACTGTACCTGGACAACTCCCACAGTAATTCTAGGTGGGATGTCCTTTATCACCTGCGATACTATCAACGTCACCGATATGATCTACTGCGGTGCGCCATCAGGAACCACGGTCACAACCTATGCTACTTATGCATGGTACATGTCACTGAATAGCACCAATATTACGCTCTCTGGCCTGACGTGGCCGGTGACTAATACGCACCCTTATGCCGGAATAATGTCAGCAGCTACAGGTTGCTCTAAGATCAGATTACGCAACATTGGTACTTATAGTGCTCCGCTCACGATGGGCAGCACAAATAGCTGTGGCATCATCTATTCATTGGCTACCAATTGCTCTGACATTAAAATCCAACGTGTCTATGTGTCAGCAACTCGTACCGGCATTATGAGTGGTGATAACTCTAACCATGAAGTCACTGAGGAAAACGTATGGGGGGACTATGCTGATGCAGTGGACATTATGGCCGTACTTAATATGAAGCGCAAGGGCATGGGTGGCACAGGTGCATTGACGGCTCAGGTGTCTGTCTACGGTACGCACTGGTGCGATAGCCATACAAGCACTACAGGAGGACGTATCGCCATTCTGATGAACGAGGCTACCGCGCTAACCGCCCCACAAGTGACATTGACAGGAGGTGCGGCCTTCACTTCAGCAGGTGGTTTATACATGCCGGTAGTAGGCCAAACAGCCACATTCGAGATGCCGGAATACATAATAGGGCATACTGGCTTTGCTAACTCTGCACTAGTGATGGCCGGCGGCACGGCGACTAACTATACCTATGAATACGCTATAGATAAAAACGATGGTAATGGTTTTAGTCCCCTGACCGCTGTTGGTCAGAATGACTACACAGCAACCACCCTCGGAACAGCGCTGAATGGGATTACAGGTATTGATGCTAGCAAGGGATTTAAGCTCAAGCTCAAGATCACTACCGGTACGGCTAACACCTCGGCAATTACTAGCGTCTATATGCTCACGACCAGCACAACGACGACGCAGGCATATCAGTACCCATTAGACCTTATTACATTGACCCTAACTGGTCTAGTTACAGGATCTGATATTGTAGTTCTTAACGCCGGAACTACAACTGAACGTATTAACGTAGATGCAAATCCTGGCTCAACTTACTCCTACGTTTACTCAACTACAGGAAATGTGGATATTGGAATATTTAAAGCAGGGTATGTTCCATTTTATATTCGTAACTACCCTCTTGGTGCTACTGCTGCATCCTTACCAGTAGCACAGGTTGTTGATAGGAACTATGCATAATGAATTTACAGATAATTTCCTCTACAGATGGTAAGTTCCTAATGAAACTTATTACTGATACCATACCAATTTTATTGGGAGATTATGAATTTATCCCCGATTATCCCCCAATTCCTCTTGCAGATAAAGAGTGGAGATTTTACAATTCAAATTATTCAATAGATGTTAGAGAGGTATAAGGCATGGCAAAAATTACCAGTAAAACTGGCTTAGTTGTAGGTACGGAACTTACTGTAAATACAACAACAAAGAAAATTACACTTAATGTAGCAGGTAATCTAGTAGCAAAAGACGGTGTATCATGGCAGGCACTGTACTCAAAGATGGTAGATCTATGGACTACTTCAGCATATAACGATTTCCCATTCCCATTTTATGCATTGGACGTATTATCTGGTCAATACTTAATGGGTACAGATGGTGCTACGTATAATGGCTGGACGTTCTCTGATGATGCTTCTCGTGGGTATCTACGAGACGGTGGTTGGTCTGAGTATAATGCTAGTGGTGTTCTAGCACGTCAATATGCTGGTATGATATCTCTTGGTACTGTATCAGCAGGATCTCAATTATACTACCAAACTACCCCTACAGGTGCTGCAACTAACTTCTTATATACTGATGCAGTAAACCAAGGTGTTCAAGTTTACGGGGATAATACGGCGGATTCAACTACAACAACCTTTAATACTCGTACATTCTTCAAAGGATTTGTACGTGAGTATGCTAAAAAGTATAAGGACTCTGTATTAGCAGATACTGGTAAAACAGGTACTGGTGCTAATATTGTTAACTTACTACTAGCTAATGAAACTGATCTAGATATTACTGTTGCTGATGCTGGTATTACTGCATTACCATACTCAGAAATTAATGTAAAGTATTTCCCTACTAGTTTTAATAAAGATATTGATACCTCTGGAAGTCCTAGAGCATTTGGTATTGTAATAGATGTTGGTACGCACTCAGGTGTTGATGGAACTGGAGCTAGTGGAGCTAGTGCATTGACTAGTGCTGCTGCTGGTATTAATATTTCTACCTATTATGGTGGTACTCTTACTATACATAATGGAGCAGCTAAGGGTATATATACTATTGCTGGCACCGGAGGCTCAGCTACAAGTATTCCAATCACGACTACACTATCAGGTGCCGCCAGCAACGCGTCTTTTACGTTACAACGTGCTGCTCCAGTATCTGCATCATTACAGCAAATCTATACTAAGATTCAGTATCAATTACGCCAAAATAGTAATATTAACGGACTTGCTTCTGCTGGAGCAGTGACTGGTAAAACAGGTTCACTACTACTTAACTTCGTGGGCCCTGCACTGAAAGCTGGCTTCTACGCTCCTACTAATCCTAATGGCGGCGGTAGTGGTGTAACAATTATGGGTTATGCTTCTTCTGATGTTAATAGCTTTACATCATATGATAATACAGGTGCAACTCGTGATTATCCATACGCTTCGGCTGGTGCTTTAAATTTTAATGCTAACCTTACAAATGGGGGTACTGGTTACTACCGTATGTACTTTACTACTAATCCTGCTGGTAACTATGGTACTGCTTCTGCTGTAACAGTAAATGATGCTTCTGGTAGCCCAATTACTGGTACTATTACTGGTAGTACTATCAACTTTACCTTTGATTATACAGGTAATGTACAAGGTGGAAGAACTGGTGGTACTGATGCTAATGTTACAGTAGTTGCTGGTAATGCATCACATGCTAAACCAGTAGTAGCTACAGGAACTATCAGTGCTTCTAAATCGATCTCAATATCATTAGTTGCTGAGACTGACCGCGCTTACGCGTAATAAAATAAACTAAAGCACTTCATAGTGCTTTAGTTTTTAATTAAAGGAAAAATATGTCGGAGCATCACTTAAGATTTCCACCAGATAGTACAGGTAAACGTGTAGGACATAGTGTCTACGTGGATGTTGACTTCAATAATGGAACAATTCCATTTATTAGAGGTGAAAGGATATCTTCACCCATTTCATTAGTTAGTGGCACAATTATTAAAGTTGATGGTAACACACAGAATGGATCAATTTATGTTCTATTGGACAGTGAGTCTCCAGAAACTTTTAGTATTGGTGAAGCCATTCAGGTCGGAGGCGTAACAAAGGCACTTGCATCTAGTGCCGGTATTCCAATTTATAACCAAATAGTAACAATAGCTGGACAAAATAACCCAAAATCTGGGTTGCATGTTGATTTTAAAGGGGCAGCATCTGTTCGATTTACAGAAGGCGAACCACAATTTGATGCGTATGGCAGAATGGGTATTTCTGCTCCAGAAACTGTAGCAGAATATACTCTAAGGTACGATGATCTTGCTAATAAATTTACAACATTATTGACTGGTGGTGGAACATCTACATTTAACGCAACTCAGCACTCTATAGTACTTTCTTGCGGTACAGCAAGTGGTGATAAAGTTATTCGTAGATCAAATATATGGCATAAAAACCAAACAGGTATTTCCCAATTAGTCGAAATGTCTGTTTTGGTGGGCGATTCGGGCAAAACTGGTGTTCGTAGATCTTGGGGGTATTATGATGATAATTCAGGCATTCGTTTTGAATTAGTAAATGATATACTTTATGCAGTGTGGAGATCAAAAACCTCGGGAAGTTTGCTTGAGATTCGTGTCCCTCAAACTGAATGGAACTTTGATAGACTAGATGGGTCTTTGGGTGAATTTAACTTATCGGGTCAAACATTAGACTTGACTAAAATCAATAATTTCTGGGTTGACTTGATGTGCTCGGCCGGGACAGCTCGATGTGGTGTTATTATTGATAATGTGCGTATTATTTGTCATAAGTTTGCTATTGGAAATGTATATTCAACAGAGCATTTAATAGTTGGAACTCTTCCTCTTACATGGGAACAGGAAAATATTAGTTCAACTTCTTC